GAAGATGATTGTGTAAAGGAGAATGAGGATTCGTCGTATGATGTCATCGAATATCACCACTCAGATATCCCGATACGTGTTCCTTCAACTGGTACTCGTCCATCTCCCACGTGTAGTGGATGAACCGATTGCTATACCAGTTCATCTCTGCCGACATCACGCTGTCGTAGAGTTCAAGTAACTCTGTAAATCGATCATGTACTCCTTCCATCTGTTCTTGGACTTTGATGCCTTGACGAAGTTGATCTGTAGTCGGTCGCGCGTAGATCAATAGACCAGAGAGACGAAGGAACCAGGCCATTGTCTGAATCATGTCAGGATTGGCATTGATCTTGCCACGAATGACTGGGCCGTAGATTAGCTCTGAGTAGAAGAATCTATCATGGATCGGGATGGTATCTGACTGCTCCCGGTCCATCTGTTGAGGCCACCAGGTATCGAAATCCTGTTCTGGTCCGAGGTCATTTCTTACAAGTTCGAGCTGAGGAAAATCTTTCATCAGGCTGTTGATGAGAGTAGTTTTCCCACTCCCATCCATTCCCTCAACAATGATCCGTAGTTCCTGTCTAGCCAAGTGGCGCCTCCCTGTATTAGTCACATTATATGACAAGTGTTTTTCCCTGTCTAGGGTCAGTTTTCAAGAAGTGATCTTGGGTTATGGATCACTGCTTCTGCGATGTTACCTTTCTCTTTCAGGACTCTAAGAACCACCGCATCGATAGTTCTGGGAACCACCAGATGATAATACGTAACTTTCCTAGTTTGACCGATTCGATGCAGTCTATCCTGGGCTTGCCAGTAGTTCGCCGCGTTGTAGTCCAGACTATAAAAGATACACACATCCGCCGGTGTGAGATCAATACCAAGACTGCCTGCCTGGATTTGCGAAATGAAAACTTGTAGCTTCGGATCACGGTGAAACTCCTGGACTAAACTGTCCCGATTACCCACAGGGACACTTCCGGACAGTATTGCATGGCGGATCTTTAGCCCATGAAGTTTCTCAGATAGTCGGTCGATGTCACTCCTAAAGCGAACGAAGATAACAACCTTGTGATCTTCCTCCAATGAGTCTTGGATTAGATCTACGCAGGTATTCAGCTTGGAATCGTCGAATATCTTGATGTTTCCCTCAATATCCTTGACGAAACCGCTAGTAATCTGGGAAAGACGGAGGAGTTTGACGAGAACGATGGCAGCTGTGGCATGGGTTTCCTCGATCTCTGCGATCATCTCTTCCGCCATCTGCCGGTATATCTTGTTTGCTTTCTGTCCGAGAGTGATCGGGACAGTTTCGAACAGTTTCTCCGGCAGGTCCAAACACTGTTCTTTCTTGATACGATAAGAGTTTGCCCTAACCTTCCCGATCAGGTCTTTCATATTGCGATAGCCGCGTAGTTGATAGCGACCAAAGCCCCCCCAGATTCCATACGTAAACTTGAACTGGAACCAGTTCGTCCCAAAGACTTCTGGTCGCATCGCACGGAACTGTCCGAAGATATCTAGCGGTGACTTCGTGATGGCCGTTCCAGTCAACAAGAGGCTCATCCGTGCGGACTGCGAGATACGGTACGCTGAACGACTCTGTTTGGAGTTGGGGCTCTTTAGCCTGTGGCTTTCGTCGAAGATAACCAGATCGGGAGCCCAATCCTTGAGAAGTTGTTCGATAGCAGTTCCCTTACGGTTTTCTCGCCAGATGCCTTCATAGTTGATGATAACATAAATGAGAGTCGGGTCGGTTCTGGGCACCGCCATGATCTTCCTGAGTGCTCGTACTCGATGATCAATCGAACCGTCGAGACGGAAGATCCTGGCTGGAGCTCCAGAATGCTGGCGAATCTGTCGCGGCCACACACCGAGCACGGAGAGAGGAGCGATGACCAGTACTCGGCGAACGTTATCATTAAAGAATCCAATGCCTGCCCAATCAACTGCAACCTTCGTCTTCCCCGTACCCATCTCCATCAGCAGAGCCCCCGTGCCTTGAAGATCATACAGCTTCTTTAGGGCTTTCTTCTGATGAGCGAAGGGAGTCGTCTTATAGGTGTACTTGAGTTTACGAGGCGGAGCTAGGATCACTGTCCTCTTCCGTGTAGATTTCGCTCTCGGTAAGGAACTGCTTGTTACAGCGAGCTGCTACATGAATGAACTCACCTTTGTGAGTTTCACCTTTGCCCCAGATTTTCTCGTCGTTAGCACCGACGATCTTCTTCACAGGCTTATCACAATAAATGCAGAATCTCTCTTCATCTGCCACGTAACTTCCTCCTTATGAGGTTCTCACTCTGCATTTCAGCGCGACCCTCGAATCGTAGAACCATATCCAGATTATGACGCCGAACGTAGAAGTTGTTGACACTGATCGTGCAGATTGGGCACCTCCACTGGATTGGACTGCGCGTCCCGTCTTGTCCCTGAATGGAGGTTTCAACAAAGTTCCTCCACTTCAAACAGTAAGGGCACCAGAGCATTCCCCTCTCAGGCGCCTGGCGCTTATCTTGTGGCGGGGCGAATGCCTTGCGCTGACTGACGATGTGGACACGATTATGCCCGGAAGCCTGAAGTCGTTTCCCGAAGTCTACCGCCCCAGATTCCCTCGGTGAGTCTCCCTCAAACTTCCGGACTAGTTTCTTGTCACCGTCGAACCAGATAACCTTCCAGCCATTGACCATGAATCCCTCCCGAGTGGTTATGATGCGACTACGGACTGGGCTGGGACTCGGGGGGGAAGCCCAGCTCCGTGTCCGTAGTCGCAATATATATACTAAGTCATCTGAGATCATTTGTCAATGACCAAGTTTCTACCCCAAAACTCACTATTGACAGGGGCTGCCGGACATTATATAATAGAGATTGGGACCAGACAGGACTGGGCACCAGGGGATCGACATCCTTCTAGTCTTTGTCTGGCCCCACAGACTATGGCCCGCGCGAGAGAGGATAGAATGGCAAAGCTCTACTCAGCCAGAGGAGCTGGCGAGAAGCTGGGAATCCCTCACCTCGAGGTGATCCGGCGTATTCACAAGGGTGACATTCGTGCCCAAAAGCTCGGATGGAACTGGGTTGTCCGAGAGGACGCTATTGAAGAGGCGAGGGGAAGCAACTGGTATAAGCGGCGACTTCAGCGACAGGATAACAACACCGCTGTTCCCGCTTAGTTCGGCCAGCTCCCAAGATGGAAGAAAGAGTTGCCCGTTTATTGTCTGCTGTTTGGGGCAGCCGCAATGGCTATGTGTTTCTACCGTACAAAGAGGCTGGGCACTGGAATGAAGCCCCCGGCCTCGCGTACGGCGGAGCACTCCCTGAGATAGCAGAACCACGAGGCCATGCGGACCAGTACTTCTGCCCTGTGGTCTTCTCCGAACCGCATAGGAAGAAAGAGTATGCCCTACCTACGAATTTACTCTGGGCCGACCTTGATCCTGTCCACCCAGATCAGTGTCGAGTCCGCCCGTCTGTTGCTTGGGAATCCAGCCCAGGTAGATATCAGGCTCTCTGGTTCCTTACTCATGAAATCGATCCTGGAGAAGCCGCTGCGCTCTCAAAGCGTATTGCATACTCCGATGGAGGGGATAAAGGAGGATGGGACCTCACTCAGGTCCTTCGACTTCCTGGAACACATAACTTCAAGTACGACTCCGCCCCAGAAGTCCAACTCCTCTGGGCGAAGTCACGAGCCTACTCCGTCGAAGAGATCAAAGGGGCGTATCCTCCAGTAAATGGAGAAGCCCCAGTAGCTACGAATGGGTTGGTCTGGCCAGAACTCGACGAAGCAATCATCCAGTCGGCTATCTCTTCATTGCCGATGGGCTATCGCCGGCGTCTCATGCAAGATACCTCTGGGGCTGATCGTTCACTAGAACTCCAGAAGCTAACTCGGGACCTGATACGCTTCGGAGTCTCACCCGATGTAGTCCTCAACATCATCCAACGCTCGACGTGGAACAAGTTTCACAACCGAGCGGATGAGCACCTGCAGCTCATCAAACAGGTCGAAGGAGCGATGGCCGCCGTCGCGGTTAGACGCGAGAGGAAGTCGGCGGCAGCCCCTAAGCTTGAACTCATTGAGGATATGCGAGTCCACCAGTGGGCTGGATTCATGCAGATTCCCACAAGACTGGAGTGGTTAGTCGAAGATGCCTGGGTTGACAGGTCCGTTGGTTTTGTATCGGGTCGATCCAAGTCCTACAAAACTTGGCTTGCTCTTGATCTGGCACTCTCTCTCGTGTCGGGATCGCCATTTCTGGGGCGTTACCCGATCAGGCGCACCGGCCCTGTATTGCTTATCCAAGAGGAAGACCCTAGTAGTGTTCTCCAAGAGAGACTCCGCCTGATCGCGAAAGCGAAGGGGATGTTGCCCCACGTTACCGAGGCACGCTCCGACTTCATTCGTATTGAGTACCCAGACTATCCGCTGCATATCATCAACCTCCAGTCCTTCTCACTCGGGTCCACAGAGAAGGTAGCCCAAGTGAGAAAGCTCATTGCCGAGTTGAACCCGGTGATGGTCATCCTCGATCCTCTGATCGTAATGCTCGGTCAGGGGATCGATGAATACAAGGCGAACGAGGTCTCCGCTGTTCTTCAGTCCGTCAAGATGTGGAGAGAGGAGTTCGGTTGTTCCGTTTTGATCGTTCATCACTGGAACAAAGGCAAGGCGGAAGAAGGCGAGAGATTCGCCCAACACATGTATGGCTCATTTGCTTTCCATGCTTGGTTGGAATCTGCCTTGCATGTGATGCCAGTCATCGAGGAGGGGCAGGAACGGATCGACACCGTTGTGGTCGAGAGGGAGTTCAAAGCAGCCCCGTCGGGTCGTTCTTTGAAACTGAGATTTGCCATCGACTCTGTGAAAGACTACAACTATGAAGTTGTCTTTGAGGATGACACAAAGGTTGGCACGAAGGAGCAGATCATCATTGACATGATTGCTCAAGCCGGCCCATCCTCAACACCCGAGATTGTGGCAGCCACAGGGTACCGCCGTCAGGAAGTAGTGGAGATGGCCGGTCGGCTCGTCCGTGCCAAGGTTCTCATGGGTCGCAAGGGTGGGGGTAGAAACAAGCCTACGATGTACTGGCTCCCAGATCAGGAAGCTCCTGAAGTTATTTGACAAACCCATGTCAATGAATATATAATAGTATTGTCAGACGGACACTAAGTTCGTCACTAATAAACTGGAGGGCGGCTTGCTAACAGATTACATGGTTCGACAGGAGGACGTGAAAGATCTCCTCCATCAGGTGCGTGAAGTCGAGGATAAGACCACTGCGATTGCGATGGCTGCCAAGCTGGGTTATCCAGATGAGGTGGTCGTTGCTCTTATCCTCGCACAACTAGAGAATAGCGAGGAGCCCGAGCGAGATGTCGTCATACCAGATCTTATCTGGGCTGGCGCTATTCTCGATCATCTCGATACACAAGGCTTCGTCATCCATCAGAAGAAGGTTCGCAAGGTCAAGAAGAATGGGTGATCAGCCAGTCTACGTCACGATAGAAGAGTTCACTAAGTTCAGACGAGCCCTTGCCAAACACCTCGACCGCCGTTTCGGTGAGGTCTACTCTGAGATAGCCGCAGGCAACGACGCAGAAGCTAAGCTCGCGGATGAGGCGATCGAGAAAGCGGAGCGCGCGCAGCGTCACGCACGGCGAGTAGAGAAGAAACTGAACGAACATGACCACGAATGAGAAGTTCTATCTTACCGTAGGATCAAGAATTCTCCTCGGACTCTCTGCCATCCTGTGGTTCCTCAACTTCATTTTCCTCGATGGAGACTTCGAGCTTACAGTAGTCGGCCTCCTGTTCATTATCACAGTCTGTGTACTGGTAATGTGGAGGAACAATGATTGACAGTTGGATCCTCGCCGTTGTATTCGTTATCTCATTCTCTTATACAATCTGGTACGTTGTGAGGAAACTGACATGAGCGATTGGGACGCTGATCCAGCGATGGGTTGCGGGCTAATGCTGGTGGTCCTCGCGGCCCTCAGCCTGGTCATGTTCCTGTTCGCCTTCGCCCTCGTCTGGAGCAAGCTGACATGAATGACGACCGAGCGGCGCTGGCTGACCAGATGCACGAGGCGGCGCCGTCGTGGGACCAGCACCGCCAATCGCACTACTGGCAGGACTACGCCGACGCCATCCTCGGCGAGCATGGCCGCTTCCTGCCGGATGGCGACTGCGGGCACACCGGCAGCAT